TGGCGATCCTCAATGAACAACGCCGCACGCAAGGGCTGCAGACCGCCACGGCCATTGGCGACGCGCAACGTGCCATGTACCAAACCTCGCTGGCCGCCTCGACTTCTTACGCGCAAGCCGAACTGTCGATCCTGCAAAGCACCTACGCGAACAGCGCCGACTTGCGCGCTGCGCGGCTGAACGTCATCGAGGCCTCGCTGCAACAAGAACTCGCCACCGTCGGCCTCACCGAACAACAGAAAACAGCGATCTATCGAAATGCTGAAGCACAACGGATCGCCATCGGTCGGGAATACCCCACCTTCTTTCAAAAGCAGATGCAAGACCTGGTAGCGGGGAATGCCTTTTCGTTGGCACAGATCAGCAGCAACTTCACCAACGCCACGGCGCAGTGGATCGTGACGGGCAAGGGATTCGACAACTTCTGGCAACAATTGCAGGTGACGGTGGTGCAGGGATTTTTGAATTCGCTGGTGCAAATGGCGGCACAATGGATATTGCACACGGCGACGATGGAAGCCTCCACAACGGCGTTCGAAAGCGCCAAGACGGCGATTTTCGGCGCAGGAGAAGTAGCTCGGCTTGGTATAGCGAAAGCGACGAACGTGGCCATCGCCGCCTCGTCGATCGCCGCGCTGGGCGGAGTGATGGCCATCGGGACTGCCGCGGTCGGGATCATGGTGATCGTGATGGAAGCGGCTGCTGGGATGATGGGGGCGATTGCCGCTGCATTGACGGCTGGTATTTATACAGCTTGGATGGCCCCTCCAGTGGCGGCGGCCTCCGCAGCGTTGGCCGGAGGTGGGCTTGCAGCGGGAGCCGCCGCAGCAGGATCGATTCAAGCTGCCGCAGGTGCGGCCATCGTGGCGATGGGTGCCATGGCCTTCGCCAAAGGCGGCATCGTCACTGGCCCCACGTTGGGACTGATGGGCGAGGCAGGATCGGCGGAAGCGGCGATTCCGTTGAACGAGCGCGGGGCGGCGTTCATGCAGCAAACGATGGGGTTATCGGCGGGGACAGGCGCAGGCACCGAACAAACGATCATCATTCAGCTCGACGGGCGCACCATCAGCAAAGCGGTGGCCAACGATCTGCCGTCCATGCTCCGGCTGAGGGGGTTGCCAGCATGATGCTCGCGGGCGTCAGCCTCTCCGCCTCGGCCCTGGCCTCCTTGACGCCACTGTCTACCGCCACGACGGATGCAGACGCCGGTGCCCCGTTGAACGTGCTGCTGAACAACGTTCATTCGCGGCAGTATATTCAGGTGAACACGCTCCAGATCGAGGACACGCTCGGCGAGCAGGTGACGTGCGCCTTTGTGATCGTGAATCCTGGAACCGTGCCGGTGGTGGGCGACGTGGTGGAGGTGCGGTACTTCTCGCAGACGCTCTTCGCAGGCACCATCGATCGCATCCGGCGCAGCACGAACAATACGCTGACGGCGCGGCTCTTCGAATGCACCTGCACGGACTGGTCGCAGATCTTAGTGCGCAACAAGATCCAGCGCAACTTCGTCAATCTCCCGCTCGTCAACATCGTGGACTCGTTGCTGGACAATGAGTTGGCGGATGAAGGGTTGACGATGGGCACGACGGATCGCGGCACCACGATTCCGCTGGTGGATTCGCGCAGCGGGTCCGCGTTCGACGTGTTGCGCGATGCCGCAGGCGTCACCGGCCAAACCTTCTATGTGGACTTCAATAAGGCGATCCAGTTTCGTGTGACGAGCAATGACACGGCCCCGATCGACTTCGACACCAGCACCGTCGAGACGGCTACGCTGACCATCGATCGCGAGACCTATCGCAATGTGCAGACGGTGATTGTGACTGGGACGCCTGCATCGGAATCCTCTACCGATGCCAATGTATCTACCCAGGTGCGACAGAATAACAATCAGATTGCCGCGCGCGCGGCAATCGAGGGCGGATCGGGACGCTACGAGAACATCGAAGAAGTGACGCACCCGACCAGCAATGCCGGAGCGGATCTGGCCTTGCTCGGCATCGGGTACGCGAATCTGCGATTGGCCACTTCCGGCACGCCACGTCAAACGCTCGCTTGTCGCGCGCGCAACTACGGCTTCCGCGCGGGACAGTTTGCCACGGCCACGCTCGCCTCATTAGGAGTCTCCGGCACCTGGCTCATTCAGAAAGTGTCGGTCCGTGAAGAAGATGGTCGCAAGCTCGTTCACGATCTTGAGTTGGTGCAATCGTCCTTGCAATATCGCGCCTATGAATCGTGGCTCAACATCGTCAAGGGTGGGAAGATTACGGTGCAGATGCCAGGGTCCGTCACGAGCAACAGCGTGACCTACACGACGACCCCTGGTTCGCCGTGGACGGTTCCAGCAGGAGTCACCAGCATTACGATCACCTGCGTTGGGGCAAGCGGCGGCGGCGGCGGCGGGAATACTTTGTATTCAGGAATTTCCGGCTGCTACTCCGCGGCTGAGGCGAACGGTGGGGCTGGCGGACCTGGGGGGCTGGCCATATCAATCGTGACGGTTACAGAGGGTCAAGAAGTTGATCTAGTTGTCGGGACCGCCGGCCTTGCCGGTGATCACGGATCGTTCAGCCGTACATGTTTCGCGACTGATCCGACAAGTGGCACGTCCGCGACAGTCACGACGGCGTCAATCTCCGGCACACTGTATTGTCAAGCTAATGGGGGCACGTTTGGCCGATACGGATACTACCACCTCGATCCAGCCTTCGATGGATCGGCTGGGTCTGGTGTTGGCGATGCCGTAACGGTTGGCGGCGGGAAAGCTGGTGGAACCGGCGGTATCTCTGGCGGGGCAGTAGCGGGGGCGGGATCAGACGGATCGATCACGATCGAATGGTAAAGGAGCATTATGGGAACGTCAGTCACAAACTTCGGGAAGGTCACCGTCAGCACGACGTACGGAGCCGCAGATACGAGCATCGCCCTAACTGCGGGGCACGGCTCGCGGTTGCCGTCCACGTTTCCCTATCCGCTGACCTGGTGGAACTTCACTGACTATCCTGATCCGGCAGATGACCCGAACCGCGAGATCGTGACGGTGACGGCCCGTTCGACGGACACCTTGACGGTGACGCGCGGAGCAGAATCCACCGGCGCGAGCACCAAGAACACCGGCGGCAAGACCTACAAGATGTGCCTCGGGATCACCAAGGCCATGTGGGAGAGCATTTTCAATCTGTCGCTGTCACAGGAGTTCCGCGGCCTCACGTTGCAAACGCATCCGGACAGCGACGAAGCCGCGGCCAAGGTGCAGTTGCTCCATGCCGACGCCATCGTCATGAACGACGGCGAGGAGATCTCCTCGTGGGATGACTTGGTGGCCAGCCTGGCTGTCTCGGGCATTGGCGGCCTGGATACCGGCACCGAGCAGGCCTCCACCTGGTACGAAGTCTATGCCGCCTACAACGGCACTGACAAAGGGATCTTTCTGCATCGCGCAAAGAACTATAACCTCGACGAAGACTATTCCTCCAATGAGGATGCCACGCAGGGATTGCGCTCGGCTGTGGATAATTCGACCGTCCGCATTGCGCAGGGATTCCAAACGACGCTGGCAGGGCCAGTGGAGTTTATTGATGTGAAGCTCATCAAGACCGGCACCCCGACGGGCAATTATTGGTTCACCATCGAGGCGAATAACGGGGGCGTGCCGAGCAACACCCCGCTGGCGACGAGCGATTATTACGATGCCAGCCGTTTGACGACGACGGCCACCTGGGTGCGCCTTCCGTTTCGCACGCCCTATAGCGTCTCAGCGGCCACGCAGTATCACCTGGTGATGTACGGCGATTACACCGTCAGTGCCACAAACTACATCGGCTGGCGCATGGATGGCAGCGCGGGCGCATATGCCAACGGGAGCAAGGCACTCTACGATAGCGACACCACGACCTGGACGTCGGATACCGATGACGACATGATGTTCAAAGTCTATGTGACGGAAAATGACGTGAACGTGTCCGGCACCTATCCAACCGGCTACAGCCAGTACGCGAAGATCGGGTACTGCTACAATGACAGCGGCAACGCCTTCCGGCACTTCACGCAGGTGGGCCGAGCGGTCTACGGCGGGCAGGACAACGCCTGGCAGATCGGCTCGCTGAGCGGCGGCACCCCGGCGCTCATTGACGTGCGATCATTTTTACCGCCGGTCCCCACCACGGTGCAGCTTCAAGACTACTCTGCTTCGGTGCATGGTTGCTTCGCGGGCGGATTAACCGCGACGGACATCTCGACGACGTACTCTCAGGAAACCGTCGGCGCGATCCAATGGTACAACCCTGGCGTGAGTGTGCCGTCAGGGCCGTTCATGATCAGTGAATATAGCGCGTTTATGTGGCTGACGAACGGCGGCACGAATGATCTCTATATCCGTATGTTTGAGTGGTAAAGGGGGGACCTATGTTTCAGTGGCTCTATCGACTGAGTGATCAGCTATTCATCGCTGGCGGGCCGTGCGAGATGACAGCAGGGGCCGGGCAGGCCGTGGTGACGCTGCCGCGTAACCCGAAGCCGCGCACCGAACGCTATGATGGAGCGGGCGGGATTCGGCCCGCGACGGAACAGGAAGTCGGCGACTATGACGCGGCGCAACTCCTCGCACGATCTACGGCCTCGTTCGACAATGAGAAGCTGGTGAAAGCCCTGGCGGTCTGGACGGCGGGGAAATTGAACGTGCCGCTGAACACGGCGAAGCAAGAGATCCTCGTGATCTACCGGAGCCTGTGATGAACCAGCACTTAGACCGGATCGACGGGTGTGCGCCAATCATTCGGCAGCCGGTGCTGAAACTGATTGAGCTGTGCGACGTGAAGCTAGGCCGCAAGCTGATGATCGTCTACGGCTGGCGCAGCGTGCAGGAACAGGCGTTGTTGTACCAAAAGGGCCGCATCATGAACCGCGAGACCGGCGAATGGGAGGTGTTCGATAAGGCGCTGACGGTGACGAACGCCAAGCCAGGCACCACCGCGCACAACGTCGTGACGATACGCGGCGAACGGGCCTCGTGCGCCGTGGATCTGATTCCATTGCATCCTGACGGTACCGCCGATTGGACGCCTGGCATGAACTGGTGGGACAAACTCTATGAACTCAGTTGGAAGTGCGGTCTGGATCCGCTCGGCGATCCGATCGGGGCCATGCTCAAAGGCGATATGGGGCATTTTGAGGAACCGGCCTGGGCACTCAAGTTAGACGCGCTC